TTGAGCCTGTAGTCGAAAACACAGGTATTGATTACGCTGAAGTATTACTGGCATCAACAACCAAACAAGCCGAACTAGAAGCACAGTTGAAAGACTTGGCCGCCAAGTTTGATGATGGCGAGCTAGACGATGCGGATTACAACATCGAAGTACGCAAAATTGAGCGTGCTATTGCCCGCGTAGAAGCCAAGATGGAATTGGCCGAAGAACAAATTGAAGCACAAAACGCAGCAGCAGAAGCGAACCAAGCAAGCTCATGGCGCAATGGGAAAAGGCGCAGGTTGACTTCTTTGCTAAACCTGAAAACAAAGCCATTGCCGAAGATGATGCGATGTTCAACTCGCTCGATGTTCACGTTAAAAAGATTCTAGCCGCAGGTAATACGCCTATTGGTGATGTTTTGGATTTAGCAAAGCATAACTTGCTTGCAGGTATTGCCAAAATGACAGGGCAAAAAGTACCTGATGCGCCTAAGCCTAGCACTAAGCCAAAAGCACCACAGGTTGAGTTACCGCCTACGCTTGGCAATATCCCTTCTGCTATTCCTAATGCCGATGGTGATGAGTTTGGTTACATCGACAAGCTCTCAGGGCGCAAATATGAGGATGCGGTAGCCAAATTAACGCCTGAGCAACATGACCGATACCTACTAGGAACAAAATAATGGCTAAAACTTGTTCTACACTGTATTTAAGTGCGAGAATTGGCGATAGAATACAAATAGGTGATAGTATCATCGAAATATCTGAAAAATCTGGCCGCCGTGTGCGGTTGGGGGTTATGTCATCACATAAGGTGACAGTATTTACTAATCCCTCGGCGCAAGAGTGCCTGAATGAAACCTCATTAGGTGGAAATCATGGCACAGACCATCATCACGACCAGCGCAGCCCAAACTAAGAAAAAATGGGCAGGCGCGTTATTCAACTCATCCGTCCCTGAATCCTATTGGGGTTCGCATTTTATGAAAGAAGGCAGCGCAGAAAGTGCGCCTAATGCCCCAATTCATTTAATCACCGACCTTGAAAAAGACTCAGGCGACGAAGTTAACTTTGACATCTACGCTCAATTGACTGGATCACCGACTTATGGTGACGACAATCTTGAAGGCAATGAAGAATCGTTAACACCGTACAGCGATAAAATCCTCATCAATCAGGTGCGTAAAGCGACTGATAGCGGTGGTGAAATGACTCGCAAACGTACAACCAACAACCATCGCATGATTTGCCGCAATAAACTGACTGACTGGTGGTCACGTTTCTTCGATGAAGCCGTGTTCATGAATATCAGTGGTGCGCGTGGCTCTAATGCCGACTACATCTTGCCGACTGCTTCAACAGCCGCGATTGAAGGTCAAGCATTGGTAGCGCGTAGTTCTGGCAACATCATCTACTCAGGTTCGGCAAATTCTAAAGGCACGTTAGTGTCTGACGACAAGTTCAGCTTAACCTCTATCGACAAAGCAGTGACTAAAGCTGAAACCGAAGGTGGTGGTTCGGATGGTGTAATTCGTATTACTCCATTGCGTATGGATGGCGTGGACAAGTTTGTTTGCTTGATGCACAACTATCAAGAGCATGACTTGCGTACTACGACAGCCACAGGTCAATGGCTTGATATTCAAAAAGCAGTTGCAACAAACAACGGTACTAAAAACCCAATTTTCACAGGTGCGCTCGGTGAATATCGTGGTGTTGTTTTGCACAAGCATAACAAAGTTACTCGTTTTAGCGATTACGGTGCAGATCATAACGTAGCTGCTGCGCGTGCAATATTCATGGGCCGTCAAGCAATGGTCGCCGCATTTGGTAGCCCTGCTAATGGCTTGCGTTTTGATTGGGCGGAAGAATGGCGCGACTACAAGAATCGCTTAGGCATTGCGACTAAGTGTATCGTTGGTTTGAAACGTCCACAGTTCAACAGTAACGATGTTAATTCTATCGTTATTGATTCTGCTGCTGCACAACCGTACTAATCGTGCGGTTTCACTCTATTCTTAGTTCGGAGAGTTAATCATGACGACTTATACGTCAGCTCAGTACGTTGATACCGCGCCTACTTCTACAGAAGCTGGCGAACAGATGGTGTTTTGTGCGTCCTACACCTTTGCGGCTGCGACCACATTGGCTATTAACGACATTATCAAGTTAGCTAAATTGCCTGCTAACCATGTTTTAACCGACTTGCGTTTAGAAACAGACGCATTAGGTGCAACTTGCGCGGGTAGTGTTGGCTTCTTAAATGCTGGTGCAACAGATATGTCTCAGGCGGTTATTGCGATTGGATCGTTGGCCACAGCAACAATCAAGCGTCAAGATACTACCGCAGGTTTGCGTGTTGCTCCTGCGTCTAGCGGTTACACGCCTATCGGTATCAAAATCACCACAGCCAACACGGTTCATGCGGCATTGGGTGCGAAAATCACCATCACAATGAAGTATCGTCCTAAGCAAAACATTGAGGTGTAACCATCATGTTGATTGAATGCTTGTTAAAGCGTGTTGGTGGTAGTGATATTTCATTCGGCCAAAACGTGCTAAGACAGGTGGTTTATAAATTTCGCCCAGTAGATGAGAAGGACAACACGTCCCCTCATCTATGCGACATTGATAATAAAGACCACATTAACCGTTTACTGTCTATCCGTCCAAAGGCATACATTGAATATGTTGAAGGTCAGGGCGCACAGTTTGATGATGAAGATTTTGAACAAGCAGAGCCTACGGGTGATGTTGATGATTTTTCTGATTCGATGTTGGCTACCGTCAATCCTGATACCGTCTCTAATCGTTATGTTGAAGGGTTTGCACGTCAAGTATTGAATGTAAACCCTAAAGACAAAAAAGCTATCAATGCTATTTATAAGCAAAATACAGGCAAAGACTTAAAAGCCACTATGTCAGCAACGGCAATGGTGCGTGAGTGTTTGCGGTGTTTGGTGAATGATGCCAAAGATGCGCTTGATATTGCCAAAACTAACGCTAAAGCGAGTGAATAATCATGCTATGTAGTGCGATCTTAAACACTGTTAGAACAATAACGAACGACCCAAACGATGTGGTGTATTCGTTATCGCAAAAAGAACAAGCTCTTAATGAAGCTATTAGAGCGGTTTCACTACATAGACCTGATTCTGCTGCAATTACCACTAATGTCGCATTAGTTTCAGGCACAAAGCAATCTCTGCCGAGCGACTGCGTTAGACTTATTCGTGTTATTAGAAATAAAAGCGGCTCTGGTGCTACCACAACGGGTAAATCAGTTCGGCTCATGGACTTAAACCGAATTAGTGACAGGGTTGTTGATTGGCATAATGTAGTTGGTGATGATGTTTTAGAGTATGGGTACGAACAAAGCAATCAAAACACGTTTTGGGTGTATCCACACATAGGTTCGGCATCTAATAAATTTGTTGAGGTTATCTATCAGCGTTCTATTCCTGATGTGGTGTCTGCCGATACATTCCCAATAAATGATTTGTATTCTGTCGCGGTTAAAGAGTGGATGTTGTACTCATTGTGGAGTAGCGACAATGAACAAAGCCCGAATTATCAAGCGGCACTAAAAAAACAAGAGATATTTTTTAATCTACTCGGCGTAAAAGGCGAGACTGATAAAAATTCGCCAAGCGACCAAAAATCAAGAATGACGTAAGGTGATTTATGCTGTGTTCAGTTATTTTGCAAAATGTAAGTTTTGCTCTTGATGACCCGAATGATACTAAGTTTGCGTTGACGCAAAAAATAGCAGCAATGAATAGTGCATTACAAGCACTTGTTAGTTATCGCCCTGATGCAGCGTCATTTACAACGATGATGCTGCTTATTGCAGGAACGCGGCAAACATTACCAAGTGACGGGGTAAGGCTTTTAAAGGTTATTCGTAATCGTGGACAAAGCGGTTTAAGTGATGCAGGTCGAGCGATTCGCAAGGCTGATATGTTGGTGCAAGATGCACTTATTCCAGACTGGCACGAAACCACTGGACAAACTGTGATTGATGAGTACTTTTACGACTCAATTGCGCCTAAAGAATTTTATGTTTATCCGCCTGCGCCAGTATCACCGACAATCGGGATTGATATTAGCTATGTGCGTGTATTGCCAACAATCACGGCAGGCTCAAATACGTTCCCTGTTGATGATTACTTCGCACCTGCTATTCAAGAGTGGATGCTGTACTCATTATTATGCTGTGATTATCAAGACCCAAACTATGCAACTTCACTTTCGCACCAGCAAACATTTTTTCAATTGCTACAAATAAAATCCTCATCCGATGGCGCGGTAAACCCAAAATCAAAAGGCTAAGTCATGGCTATTGTCCCTTATACGCAATGGTTGCCATACGTTCAGGTTAATGTACCTGACTGTCCAAAGGCG